GATTAAGAATAGCACCCGGTATGCAGTTTAAACCATAATTATCTTCAAAAGTTTCCCGAATAGATTGTTCTGTCAAAGTATATCGACCAGCCTGACCAGCATCATGAGGTAAAGCGATTGGAACGCCTTTAGATTCCCTGTCCATCAGATAATGTACATACTCGTCAGGTACTTCACCACGAGGAATAGTTACTTGACGATGTAAATAGATAACTTCAGCTACTGGATCACGGAAAAAGAAACTAATGACTGTTGGGTCATTACGGATACCCAAGTCAAATGAAATCAAACGTTCCATCTTTTCGTTGTGCATCAAATCAAAGTCAATAGCTTTATAAGTAGGCCATTCCAGCATTGGAAATACAACACCTTTGCCAACCAGCGGAGTTCCATTCATTCGGCATTCCCTTTCCCAAGGCATAAAATCTCGTGATAGTTGTTCACGTTCTTTTTGTGAGAAAAATTCTTCATCCCATTCATTTTTGTATGGAACATCACTCCAACCAACTCTAATGTGCGTATAGCCTTCAATCTTGTCCCAAAACTTACGTACAAGTCCTGACATACCTTTTAACGGCGTAAACGAACACATGACTTGACCATTACGTTGAGCAGTACGAACTACAAGCTCAGAAAAGATTTCATCTGGCGGTTGCTCATCCAGAACAACTAGGTCAAGCTCAAATCCCTGCAAGTGTCGCACTTGTTGGGTGTAATTGGAGAAATACAGTTTTGATTTACCACCTGAGATGTGCCAGACTTCAATAGCCAACACGTTCGCGCCATCCGTTCTGATTGATTTCGAGTCAATGTCTTCGCGTGGGATGGAACCAGTGCCAAGTTTATAGGATTGCTTAATATCATCACAGCCTAACAATTTACTTTGAAGCGTTTTAGCAACCTGTTCCCAAGATTCTCCACTTGCCATTGCAATAATTGGAGTAGTCCAGACTTTACCTGTCCAACCTTTGGGATAACGGCCTGTTAAATGATAAGCAGTCTCATAAGTAGACGCTATCGTTTTGCCAGTTCTGTTAGCCGCAATCATTCCACGTGTTAAATGATAAGCAGTTTCATAAGTAGATGAAATTGTTTTTCCGGTTCTGTTTCCTGCGATCATTCCTCGGCGTGTATGAGTTGAACCTGTTTTAAAAAACGCAGTTTGATACTTAAATGGTCTAAACCACTTCAAAGTATTGAACTGCATATCTTTTGCCACCACATCCCTAGCCGTTTTCATGGCTCTAAGCTGATCAGGAGTCATCTCTTTGATGTACTTCTTGCCACCAGCAAGTTGAACAAGGTGCTTTAGGGCACGATCCTTGTAAATAGGTTGGATGTAATCACTGGCTTCACTTTTCGCCATAGAAATCGCGTACAGCTAATAGAATTTGAGCAGCAGAGGCAAGATAGAAGATGTCTTCAGGAGCTAAGTCTCGCGTATTCTGTAAATCCTTTTGGAGAATCTCCAAAGTTTTACGAGCGCAGACCTCTGCCTGACCAGACAACTTCTGTCTAAACACCAAAGTGTAATCTTCCATTACGCCCACGGATTAGTAATGTTCTTCTCAACTGTCGCAAGAATGTTACGGTCAATCATGGGCCAGATACCGCCACCCTTTTCACCAATACAGTACGCATAGACACCACGACCTTTTTCAGTGAACGTGCCATCAGGACGACGAAGCAGAATTTCTTCTGTACGTGGATCAATCCAACTGTACTTCTCAGGAGTCTTTGTACCAAACTTGTTAATACGCTCACCAACAGCAACTTGCTCAATTGGCCCCATGATCTGATACGTCATTGCGCCGTTGTCATACTTGTGAAAGTTGATTTGGACTTTGCGATCAGATTGAGGATCATGCGGGTGTGGCATATTGGTAGCACCAAAGAAGTGAACCCGATTAGATTCTTCAGGCAGATCTTTATTACGTTCTGGCATCTTTTTCATTTCATCAACAGGAATCATTTCCCGTTTATCAATGTAAGGATTCAAGTCAGTAATAAAGTCTGTGGGAATCTTCTTGCCCTCAAGGGCATTACGAGCTACCAGATATTGATCCTCTTTTGGTTTACCAATAAGATCAAGTGAAATACCTGTCTTATCGTAAACAAATTGAGACAATTCTTTAGCCGTAGGCAAGTCTGCCTTGAGAGCTTCAATATCATACGATGCCATATAAATACCTTTTAAATTTTGGAAGGACGCTTACCAGCAGTGAACTTGCCACCATTGATATTTTGAGTATGCGGTTCATTAAAGGGATTAGCTTTAAACGCATTCAATACTGAAGTAGCAATGACTTGAGAACGAGCATGGCTTTCACCAAACTCTTCCAGCTTCTCATTGATACCTTTAGTAAGACCTTTGGTCATAGCCTTACCACCACTGATTACTTTACCGTATGCAGACATATTGGCCTCACTTAATAAGAATTACCGTTACTCTTCAAGTAACCATCATTAGTTGTCTTGGTGTTATACGCAGTAGGCGTACACACATACGCTTTATTACCTACGGGGTAAACATTACCAGCCGCTTTAGGCGCACCTTGAGTACCATGAGTAACAACACCAGCAGTACCGCCTTTAACAGCTTCATGCTTTGGAGGGTTTTTGGAAATATTGCCCTTGCGATTAGGGGCTTGGGCGTACAGAAAATTAGTCATTTCTTAACCTTTCGTTTGTCATCAGAATCACGCTTCATTGAGTAAGCAATGGCAACAGCCTGGTCAGGCTTCTTACCCGCTTTAATCTCAGTCTTAATATTCTTTTCGAATACTTTCTTACCAGATTTTAAAGGCATTTTATATCTTTCGTAAAGATTGCATGAAATCATCTAAAGCGTCTTCAGCAGAAACATCTTCCTCTTTGGTAATGTTCTGAACGTGCTCAATAGAAATAATAGGCGCTCTAGAAGACTCAAATGTAGCAAGTTTTTCAGCAATCTTGGACTTTTCTTTAATATCAAGCTCATCCGATTGCATTGCCTCAATAAGAACTTCCATAGCAGTTTTAAGAGGAGCAAATCCTTTAGCTACGTGTTCATCATTAAGCTTGTTAAACAAAGCACCGTATTCAGTAACCCGGTTAACAATAGATTTAGGCCGACCAGCCATGTGTCTGTGTTCAGGATGATCAATAAGGTTACCTCTTGGTTCTCGTTGTCCTGTAGCCAGTTGTAGAGCTTTCTTCTCAGCCCTGATGATTGCTTTTCTATCCTTACTATCTTGAAGTTTTTCAGGGCTAGATACTACTGAGCCTTCAGGACGGATTGGTTGATCAAACATATTTAATTCCTTTTAAACCTTCTTCAGTACGTATCCACCCATATGAGCCATTAACAACAAATCCACGTTTGGTATGTATTTTCATAAACCCATCATGCTCACTACGGATACTTGTTGAACAAATAATAGGTATTCCATTACTATTTGCCCATAGTATATGTTGATCAATCATCTCATTAATTAATCTAACCCTAGTACGTGGAGATAATGTTAAATCAACATGGTGAAATTTAGCATTACTAATTTCTTCTGTTGAGTAAGTAGTATATCCACCACGGTCAAACCAACAGTACCCCATTAACTTATTATCTTTATCTCTACAAACAGCTAGAAACTCTTTACGTTTATCAAATAGCTGATTAGTAGCACAAACAGTTAACTGATGTCTAAATACTTGTGGATTAGTATTAAGTACAGTATTACCCTCTGCCTTTAATAATATCTGTCCAAGTTCAACAATGTCATCAATGTCGTACAAGGGATGAGCTAATGTCCATTCCATAACAATCCTTTATTAATGGCTCCAAAGGCAGGGATCGAACCTACGACATCTTGCTTAACAGGCAAGTGCAACTACCGCTGTGCGAGTGGGCCCCCCTCTTATTTCTAGTCCGCAGGGTTACCCTCTAACTGGGGTGGGTTCTAAGCCTGGAAATGGTTAAGGTGGGGGGGTTTTGGTTGCTAAGTTAGTGGTCACTAACATTTATGCTGGAGGAGGAGCCCGATGACTTTTGACGATATAGCGGGAAAGCTTAGGCAGTCAGACAGTGATAGAAAGACTATCCATTAGGTCTATTGCTTATCGGTGCGATTCAATAGCCCCATGCTCTAGGGTTATAGGGTTTACGCGATTTCTCCAATGAAAAGCATATTCCAAGCGAAACAATGTAAGGCCCTACAGTCGATTGATTGATGTATTGATACACGTATGCGGGATAGCATTAACAGCCTCTGGGTGATTAGGTTTATCGCGTTCTGTGGCTATTTATGCACTTGGTAAAACAGCATTCATTTATGCGTGCGAATCACTATGCTTTAAGACTTTTGATTTTCTTTTTTTCAAGACAATATCATTCCAATTGTCGTCAAACACGCCTTTTAACGACAAAACATAGGGTAAACCCCTAGTAAATAAATTGTTATGCACAGGTTATACATGAAATGAGCGATACACTATATACACGCACTTAATCTCTAGGTGCTCTTACAGCAAGGCAGAAAATGAACGCAACTATTCAAGAGCTGGACACCTTTTACGGCACTGAGACAACACTCGCACAATTCAATGAATGCTCGAAACGTCAGACCGAAGCCTATGATGAACAGGATTTAATTGATGCCTGTAATGATCAGCAAGGGGATATATTGATAGCCCTTGCACTGGGTGACATTGTAAAAGTTGGGCGCATTTTAGCCACTGAGCGTCAATTTACTATTGAACGCCGTATTAATATTGAACTATTTGGACGTACTAAATGAAAACTATTATTTTAAATACTATCGGCACAGTATTATTAACATCATTATTATTAATACTTACATTATCTTATTTTGACGTATTAACTAAATAGGCGCTATATGCATATTAATGATATTTATTTAGGTAAACGCGTAGTTTCAAGTATGCATATTAATGCTGAAATATGCATCATAAAAAGAATTGATACAGAAGAACAAGCCGTTTTTATTGTTCCTATTAATGGCAATATAGGCGGATGGCATTCTATATCGTGCATATATTCCACTAAACAATAATTCAGTTTATAGGGTATTAAGTACCCTATGCACTGCACTATTGCAGCATTTAGTTAGAAAGTATTTATGACAACTCGAATCACAATCAAAGACTTAGAAAATATATGTTCGCGTATTAATAGAATTAAAGACGCGCCATTGAAGCCATATATTCTCAATGAAAACGGTCAACACGTGGCGCAAATTGGAAACTATCATTTATCTCAGGCATATGGCGGGGTTAGTTTGCTTTGCATGGCAAATCTTGACGGCGGCGTGCGAGATGTTTTGAGCGTAGGCCATGTGTCAAAACGAGAATTACAGTCTTTGATGTTCGCTTATATCTCAGGCTTAAACGAGGTAAACGCATGAATACTATTTTTTGCACTCTTCCAATTGGTACGCGCTTTACCTGTAACGGTAACGAGTGCGTGAAGCAGTCCACTCGCACCGCGCTACTGATCAACGTTGACCGCGTTTTTTACTATGCGCGAACTGACCGTGTTCAAATTATGGGGCTTAAATAATGACAACTGCACAATTTGATGACATGAGGAACGGGTTACACGTTCAGGCCATGAGAGCTAGAGCTATGGCGAATAAATTTAATAGCAAGACTTGGCACGCTCTAGCCGATAGGCTATTTGAGGCACTGGATCAAGCGGATAATATGGATAAAGTGGTTATCCCCGGTAAACCATAATAAAGGCGCTTAGGCGCTTTTTTTGTTTCGCTTAGGCTTTGCTTAGGCTTTTTTTGCTGGGCTACTGTAGGCGGCTTTGCTTCGCGTTATTTATGCGGCTTAGGCTTTGCTGGGTTAACTGTAGGCGCTGGATTGTGGGCGCTTAGGTTTGGCTTGATTGTGGTTTCGCTGGGTGACTGTAGGCGCTTTGCTTCGCTTGATTGTGGGGCTTGATTGTGGGGCTTAGGCGGCTTTGCTGGGTGATTGTGGGTTTAGGCTTAAACTTCGCTCTAGGGTATGCGCTTAGGCTTTGCATAGCGGGAAAGTACATTAGAAAAGCGGTGCAAGTACTTGATTTATATGAAAATTATTTTTAATGATAATGAAAAGCCAATATCACGCGATTAAAACCCCTCACGCTTATGGAAAATTGGCAAAAATTGACATGGAAATTGAATTTTGCCCCCCATATATTTTCCAGTTCAAAAAAAGGGAGACCCCCCACCTTCATTTTTTAGAAGGTCTGTTTTTTTCAGACGCCCACCATCATTTTCTAGCCGATCACTTCAAAAATTTCAACTTGTAAGTTGTAGAGTCAATCAGGCTGGCAATATTATCAATTGCGTTTTGGATTTCACTCTCTTTTGGAAGCTCTTTTCGCTTGTCAGAAACATACTCTTTCAACGATTGCATCTCTTCTAGTGCTGTATCAGCAGGAGAATAGTAATCAAAGGTGTACTCAATCAACTCTTCATTCAATCCTTGGATTGCTTCTGCTACTGCGTCTACAAGATCTGGAAGCTCTGCATAAAAGTTTTTTAATGCTTTATGTTCTGAATAGCTCTTACTTTTTAAATGCAGGATGTGTGCGTTAGTAGCAGCATGAAGCATTGTCAGAATGAATTCGCCATCTTGTTTCATATCAATTCCTTTGTATCGTCTAAAAGTGTTTGTTGAGTAAAGCCATGATTATCGTAGAACTTATCGAATGCTTTAGTACCCATTCCGTGGATTCCTGTTTTACCAGTGTGGTGCTCAGGGCAAAGGGGTATCAGAGTGGTGTAATCACCCCTTCCCCAGCCTCCAGATCGAAAGTGATGCAACTGTACCGGGCTATCTGTTATGCCGTATAAACGCCTACAAACAGCACAGCCAAGAGTTACTAGCTTTTGTTTGTACTGCTTCTCGTTCATTGCATTTTCATCTCTGTTCGCCTGGTGTACTCTTGCACTTTCCAAACTTCGACCTTTAACTTAGCAGCTTCCAGCATATAGCGTAGATTCTCTTCTACTTCAATTGCTGCTTTCAGGCCATCCAATTGTTCAACATACACTGAACTTGCATAAGCATCTATTTCTTTAGCTCCAAGTGCTTTTTCATCTGACGCTCCCATCAGTCGAGCTTTGACTGTTTTGAGATAGTTCTCAATGTAAATCCTGTTTGCTTTGGCTTGTGCATACGTACCAGCATTACGCTGGATATATTCAATTGCTTTTAGTGGTTCAATTTCCATCATACAAAGTCCAGTTCTGGTGCTTTACTTGTATATCTGTCTAGCGTCATTTTGATGTACTTTGAATAGTCTGATCGACTAATACTTTGTCTTTGAAGTTGATGGTACTCCAGCATATTTCTAATGGCTTGAATACCCAACCCTGTAAAACCCATTACTTTAGTTTTGTCATATCGTTGGGCAGCACTTTTCAATTCTTGTTCAGCAGTTGCACAGTCTGGTAATGCTTCTTGTCCAATACCATTACGAGCCATTGTTTCGCAGATGTTTAGACTACCCGTTAAGTCCCACCACTCTTGAACTCCACCTTTTCCATTCATGACTGCTTCTAAACTTGTCAGATCTCGCATGGTCAACATATCTAACGACTTCTGATCTACTACCCTTGCACCAGATATTGCGTGTCCAACTGCATCAAAACCAGTTGTTGCATAGTGCTTACGTTTACATTTTTTACGACTCATATCATTCCTATTTATACGATAAGTAGCATATACATTGTTATAAGTGCTTATCAATTAAGACTTGAACACCAGTGTCGAGATCTCCATCACCCATTTCTTGAAGCATCATCTTTTGAATGCTGTTCAGTTTAATGTTAATCAGATTCTCAATTGGTTTAGTTCGTTTACGGCCTGAACCTGGACGGTAACCACCCCAAGGCTTTTTAGGGCCACTGAATGCGTCATTCTCACGGTCTTTTAACCATTGGGGCTTAGGTGTATACATTTACTCTACCCTTGTCCCACAGCGTGCTTCTAGACATTCCAAAAGCTTTTCAAGATAGTGCTTGGCCTTCTGCACATCTTTCATTCCATCTTTGTCTTTATACCGGGCAATGTACTTAATTACATTTCCACGCAGGAAGCCTTCAAACTGTTCTGGACTCATCCAGCATTCCATTGCGTCCCAAGGTTGGATTGCTTTACGGTAATGTTGTCCTCCAATTTGAATTGAATTTGCGCCTGATCTATCTGTTGTCGTAACCATACTGCTCCACCAAGTTGTTTAAGTTTTACTCTTTGTTCCCATGTCGTTCTAAGCGTCAAGGGATTTGTATGCCAAGGATTTATTGGCTTAGGTCTAGGCATTTTTTACTTTCTTTGGAAGTGATTGCCAGTGAGTCCAAAATTGTTCACCTTGGTAAGGCCCATAAGATGCAACACCACCAGCACTTAAAAGCTGAAGCTTGACGTTTCGAGGTGTATCCATACCAATAGGAAGCCAATAAACATCTGTGCTTACTGCTACTGTTTTGTCATTGTTGAGTGTGTGAGTCATACTATTTTGTTTCCGTAGTCATCGAATGCTCGTCCTCGTAATTCTTCTTTCGCATTTGGCTTCTCGCTAAACCATGCACCTAGCTTCTTGTCGTAGTCTTGCGATAGTCCGTTGTCCCATCCCGTAGGGGCTGTAGGTGGGCAGCAAGTGTGAAGACTGACAGGGCCAAGAGCACTCATAAGCCGCTTGCCGCAGCGTGGGCAGAAGTTGCGCTCTTTGGCTTGGTCTAGTTGTGTCTCAAGCACACCAGCGTCATAGCCCAACTTGAATGCTTCGTCTTTAGTCATGATTGAGTTCCTTCAGTTCTGCTTCAACGGCTCTGGCATACGCTCGGTGCGCGGCAAGCGGCTGGCTCGACACTCCTCCCCATTGCACATTTGTTACTGCGTCTATCTTTTTATCCGTCAGCCCAACCCACTCGCGCTTTGGTGGGGTGGTGTGCAGCCTCACAGAATAAACCCGCTTGTAATCCGATGAAAGGGTTTGCAGCACGCTATCCTCGATTACTAAATTGCGATCAGGGTCTAACCAGTAGAGTTTTGGTTTAGTCATTGCGTCTCCTTAATGCCGTGGGCGGCTTCGATGGATCTGGCGAATTGGCGGGCCAGCTTGTAATCTTGAGGACGCAGTGATTGGCATGTGGCCTCTTGGTAAATCTCATTTATCCGCTGGTCAGTCAGCGGCTGGCGCTTTGGTGGGGTGGTGTAGAGCTTTGTACCGATTGGAAGGTGCTTTGTCCACTGCTCGTTAAGCTCATCCAAATGCTGTATTACGCCCACAGGCTCCTGCTCTGGCTGTGCCAAGGTTTCTTTGATGGCGGTTATAGCTGGAATTCTGATTGCACAAGCTAGTGTGTTTGGCTGCATTAATTTCCACAACTCCAGCGCCTCAAGTGCCATCTTTAGTGCTTCGTCTTTAGTCATAACGGTGCATCCTCAAAGTTATTAGGGTTGAACTTGGGCAGCGGTGCGTTCGGCTGTCGTACTGGTAGCGCTAAGGGGAATGGCCACATCACTGCACTCCTGAATATACAAACGAACTTTGGCGGTTATGCGCGTTCTTGCGTAACTCTTTAGTAATAAGTAATTTTTTTTCTAATTTAGCTATGCGTGCGTAAACTGTCTTGTCGCTTCGTCCAGTTAAACCAACAAGTTGAATAAGACTTACAGGGCCATTTTTTCTGATTAATGCAAGAATTAAGTCAACTGTTGGGCTTGGCTGAAATTGTGGAGGTCGTGCTTTTCGTTTTTTTATTCGCTCTTCAACATCAACATAATGATGCAAGTGAGGTGGTAAAGCACCTGGATATTTACCGCCTACCCATTTTGTTTCTGGTTTATACATCTTGGTCATCTTTAAATATTAAATACATTACATAACTTGCAATAAGGCTGATTACCGCCATGACTATTAAAATTGCAAATAGTATTTTCATTTCCAAACCATCATGGTAAAAATGAGAACAGTAATGCAACCCACACCAGCAAAAAAGCTAAGTGCGTGACTAATTAAAGAGTCCATTTAGCAAGTCCTCCAGATGAAACCAAGTAATCAGAAGGCTTGTAAACTGATTGACGTGAGTCGTACTGTCTAGGGCCAGCTTCACCAGCTTTTAAAGCTCTAGGTGTCATATTTGCTGGTTTGTAAACTTGTACTTTTGGAGCAATGTAGTGCAATGCTGAATGTGCGTTGATACGCAATTCTGGTTTTTTAGGCTTGGTCATCTGCAACCTCTACAAAGCTTACAGTGACACTTGTAATATGGCTATAACTTGGTTGAATTTGTACTAAATTAAAAAGTGCTTCAGTTTCAGGAAACATATTGTTAATGTGATCCAAAATAATGGATTTAATTTCTGTTTCTGTGAGTTCAATTTTCATTTCTATCTACCCGTTTCGTTGATGAGGCCTCTATCTTAACTTGAAAAACTTGATTGTTTTCACTTATTTTGTAGGTAAAAACCCTTAGTCCAAGCTTTCTTTTATGTAAACCTCGACCATTCCGACCGTTCCATAGACCTTTTTAACGTGCAAATCGACAACTTGGCAATCATCCAGGTAAACAATTCCATTCATTGCATCCAGAAATGCTTTGATGACGTTATCAATGTCAGGTTTCTTGGTTGGTCTAGTTTCTCCTGATAAACAAGCCTCTCTAGCCTTCTTTGAGTAAGATGCTGGCACTGGCATGGTGATATAGAAACAGGCTGTTATAGGCGTGTCTAGAGGCTCTACTTCACCCATTGCTTGACTAGCTACTTCACGAATCTGATCTTCATAAAGTTTTGTTTTCAAAGGTGTGTAAGTTGAGACAAAGTTGCCTCGTCTTGCAAATTTTGGCCTTCCTTTGCCTGTTGGAGTGCCTTCAAGTTTGAATGCTAATTGAAATGTCATATGCTGTTTTTACGTCTTTGTGGATTTCTGGAAAAGGACAGGAGGCCATGTTTTTGTACTCATAAAGAGCTTCAATTGCATAGTCCCTGTCTCTCTCTCTTAAATAAAGAAAATGTTGAACCATTCTCTCCTTATGTTCTTCAAAAAATTGATGGCTTGTGAGGCCAGTTGGGGTAGAAGTGGAGGCTATCATGTTCAGCACCTTTGAATTGTTGGCTATCAAAGTAAAAAACCTCGACTTTGCATAAAATCAACAGGATGCTTTGCGCTTTTTTGTTGGTTACATCTTTGACGTAATAATTGCATATTACTGTCTATATTTGGCCCACCTAAAATAATTGGCAATATATGATCTAAATGATAATTTTTACCTAATGGTTCAGAACAACAAGCGCATTTTCCACGTTGAAGTTTAAAAAGTTTAGATGATAAATCACGAGACAAAACACCACCATTTTCTCGTTGTCTAGCACGACGGTTTTGTACATAAATACGCGTCATTTCAGGATTTGCTTTTGACCATGCTGCTCTTGCTGCTTTTACTTTTTCAGGATTTTTGTCCCGATACTCAGATTGAGATGTATTAATTTTTTTAATATTTTTTGCATGATATTTTGCATAATATTTTTTTAATTTATCAGGATTAGCAGCACGCCATATTGAAATAACTTTATTTGTTTTTTCTTTATGTGTTATTTGATAAGCGGCTGTTTTTGCTTTTATTTCATCTCTATGGGCGGCATACCACTTTACTGCATATTCCTTTGCACAGGGTTTGCAGTTGCTACCTTTATTTCTTTCAGTATTAGTTTTACACTTTGGACAAAATCTAGTCATTTGACACCTCCAACAAGGTAATTGATGTATGTCAGTAATTTAATGTGTTGGCATCAAAAAGTGTTCGAACACCTGTCCTGACATTTCAATTGTACTTAGTTTTATAACGATGGCTTATGTGGAAAATTTGGAAAGAACATTAACGAATCATTAGGAGATCCAAGATATTGTTGACTATCACGATCAAACCATAGAAGGAACTTAGGTTCACCTTCACCATTGCGCTGTTTACGACAGATCAGGAAAGCATCAGCTTCATTCTTTTTCAGTGATGCCATGCCTTTGTTTTCAATGTCATCAGACTTTTCCTTGTTTCTGTGAACAACAAAAAAGTTATCAACTAGATCTGAAATGGCTCCAGAACCTTTCGCATCATATTTTCCGCATACCTGGTACTCACCACCAGCGGGTTTCTTCATATGGTGGATCAGATGAATGTGGATCTGGTTATCTCTAGCCAAGGCTGTAAGCTCATCCACAAAGTTCTTTTGACCGTTATAGTCATCTTCTCCTTTTGAACACTTCATTAAGCTATCAATAAAGAAGTGAGTGACCGCTAACTTCTTTGCACAATATCTCGCCACTGAGATGATTTGGTCTTGGTTTACAGTGCCTTGTTGGTCATAAAGCCACAACTTATTGTCAGACCATTCTCCAAACTCTTTATAAAGGCTCGCCAAAGCCTCTACACCCTCGCTAGACTGATATTCTTCAGAGAATGGATTGGTTCCCGCATACATCCTCGCCATGCGGCTGAGAGTCGTTGTAGGCTTCATCTCAAAAGATGCAATACAAACCTTTTGGTCTTGACCCATGAGCGACATTGCGATCTGAGATGTAACCATCGACTTACCATGACCGTTTTGTCCAGCCCAAAGCGTAACTTCACCCGGTCTAAAACAGAAATCATTGGTTGTCTTTTCCCACGGCATGAAAATCTTGCGTGTTTTATCAGGATTACGCAGATCATGAATGAGGTCTTCCATCCATGTCTGTGTTTTATCAGGATTACGCAGATCATGAATGAGGTCTTCCATCCATGTCTGTGCTGTTTTAACCTTGGTGGAGTTGTCAGTTTCATGTAAGTAGACATTAAAATCAATGTCATCAAGAGTGATCATGCTGGACATAAAGTCCTCCAAATACGTTTCAAAATATGTTCATGTTCTTCACTTGCACCAGCAACACCATTCCGACAAGCAAGTGATAGCTCTTTTGGTTTAGCAGCTTCTACCGCTTGGATTGTTTGTAAGAACAAACTGTTGTACTTTCCAATCTCAAAAATTACGACATTTAGATTAACCAATGCTCGGAAGTCCATATGTTTTGGTTTATCAGATGAAGTAATTCTGATGTACTGATGGCTTTCATCTATCCATCTTGGACAGTCACCAACAATAATCCAGACACTCTTTGGGGCATGACCTGCTATGCGTAGGTCTGTAAGCTGTTTTAAGCTCATTTAAAGCCTGCAAATTGGTTAGTTGGTGCAATGGTGTCATCTTCCCATCTACGCTGATTAAGGTAGGTTGCTGGAAAAGGAATGTATTGGACGTTTTGCCATTGTTCAGATCTCGTCATCACATCTATGTGGTTCAAGATTAAGGTAATGTCTGTTACCTTAGCTTTGTTAAACGCTTTCAAAGCCGCAGGCTTGGCTTTCTTGTTTGGATAAACACGCCAAAAGGAGGTGAAACCGACTGGCTGGTTTCCTTTAGGTTCTATTCCTGTTTTAACTTCCTGGTTTGTAGCCAGATTCTGACCCACCCGTCCGTCAGATTCTGACCCACCCCCAGCCAGAATCTGACCTACCCCTGCAAGATTTAACTTGTATTGATTGGGTAAAGAAACACCATCCAGTGACTTGTGAATGATGGTCAAGTAGCCAGCTTCTTGTAAGACTGAAATGTGAGTCTTTAAGGTTGAAATGCCCATAGAGCATTCTTCAGCCAATAGTTTGTGTGATGGATTGCATTGGCCTGTATGGTGATTACAGTGATTTGCCAATAAGAGAAGAACCAATTTCTGACCGGAATTGGAAGTCGGTTGGGACAAAGCCCAAGTCATAGCTTGAAAACTCATTTGATTTATTTCCTTTGTCTTCCACTGAAGAAACTCCGGCAGGTGGGGAAGCTCACTTTTCTCTCGGGGGATCAGTCCCAAGATAGCCGGGTTTGTTAAAGTTTAACCTAAGTCGAAATTGGCATGGCACTCATTACACTTTTTGTAGCCAACTTCTTGATTGTGCTGGACTGATTGGTGTTGGGTGTATTCTTTAGATCCACAAATTGGACAATTAGGCTTTTTAAAGATGGCATCCCATCGTTTGTTAAGCTCATTGTCTGCCAATGATGTTGGACGTCTTGCTGAACCTTTACTCATTTTGCTCTCCGTACATCTGGTTGTTTTGGTGTTACATGACCTACATGGTAAAACTGGCAATGTGGACAGTGATAGACCTCCATTGGATCACCACGTTTAAAACCTATTGAAGCCTGAGCTACGTTGTAAGTTGGAAACTTGTGCTTTCCGTTGCACTGTGCCTCAACTGAGGTTTTGTTTGTCATACAAACATACTTTCTATGGATACTGTTTTACCAGTGGCTAACTCAATGGCCCGAGTCAAAAGGGCAACAATAGAAGCTTCAATGTCATCTTCTAAAGCGTAGGATTCCGCATAGTCTGTGGCTTCTACAACCAGATTCCAAGCGAATGTTGTTTCAAGTTCTTCAATGTTCATGCCATAAGCCTATCACGTATTTATTTAAAAAACAGTAGGGAAAACCCCTAGAAGAAAAGTTGAAAAAGTCGATACAGTAGAGGCTTCTTAAACGAACTAGGAAGAAAGAAATGAACATCAAAATGTTGGTTCATGTACGTGAACTTTTTAATGTAGACTACGTACCTCGCTCCACAAATCGTCACAATCAACGGCAGTGGATCAAGTCAGTTAGAGCACTTGGCGACAACTGGTTATTAGCAAAGCATATAGAACGGAAGTAGTATGAAGAATTTTATTCAACAGTTCAAAGAAGAGCACGCAAACATCGAGTATTGCTGCTATTGCACAGAACCAAAAGACGACAAAATCTCTTGTTGTTCAGAAAACCATTTTGTTCCATTTAGCGATCTAGATGACGACACACAAATGGACATTATCAATGAAGAATACGACACTTACTTTGGAATGAAATGATGTATGATTCGTATATCGCTGGGGAGCGATTATCTAGTAAGCCTATTAAGGCAGTCTGCACCGTATTAGCGGTGTCTCCCCACATCGAAAGATGAGACTGTCTTAGTAGGCTTTTTTATGTTTGGGAATATCTTATGAAAGATTGCATCTTATGGACTAAAGCAACTGCTGGTAATGGATATGGCGTAACTTCATATCTTGGTAAACAAGTTTATGCACATAGATTGGCAGCAATTAAAAAGTGTGGATCAATTCCAGAAAAAATGGTTGTTGCTCATACTTGTGATACTCCTTCATGTATAAATCCAGATCATCTTTTTATTTGTACTCAAAAAGAAAATTTGGCTGATATGTGGAAAAAAGGAAGAGGTGCTAGTGGTGATTTACATGGATTAAGAAAACATCCTGAATGCTCTGCAAAAGGAGAAAAAGTTGCATCTAGTAAATTAACATCAGAACAAGTTATACAAATTAGAGAAATGTATATACCAAAAAAAGTCTCAATGACTTTTATAGCAAAAAAGTTTGGAATTGCTTTTCAAACAGTAAGTAAGATAGTAACTAAAAAATTGTGGAAACACATTTAAAAGGAATTGAAATGATTGAAGACCTGTTAAAACTTGACGTTAGCAAGCACATTGAAAAGAAAGCCAATCTTAGTTATTTGTCTTGGGCATGGGCATGGACTCAGGCGCTAAAAGCAGATAACAATGCTCATTTTCAAGTACAGATGTGGGGCAAACCTGGTGAAGAAAAATGTTATATGGACATTAATGGCACTGGAATGGTCTGGGTTACTGTAACAATGTTTGGTAAACCAATTACGTGCCAATTGCCAGTAATGGATCATAGAAATAAACCAATCATTGCTCCTGATGCGTTTGCTGTGAATACCGCAATTATGCGTTGCATGGCAAAAGGACTTGCTTTGCATGGTTTAGGATTGTTTATTTACGCTGGTGAAGATCTCCCAGAGCAAGATAGTGGATTGATTGACAGTATTGTTTACGAGATTAAAGATCATTATGAGAAAGATGATCTAGCTGGAATGTATGGTATTTGGGAATCCATTACCGACAATGAAGTTCGGATTACAGTGTGGAAAACACTTGCTCCTGACAGTAAAGTTCGCTCTGCAATTAAAGCGTACAAAGAAAAACTTAACTCAACTGAAAGTAAATAATGTCATTACCTCGTATGGATCTCATCGCTATTGTTGGCGAATACAAAAACTCTGCTGGCGAAACCAAGAAACGGTTCGTTAAGGTAGGTTCACTGTTTAATAGTGACAAAGGTCAGTCAATCAAAATTGATGCTATTCCTGTAGGTTTTGATGGCTGGTTGTCGGTTAAAGAACCGTATGAAGCTGGTGAAAAGCCAGCACGCCAGAGTAGCGCACCTACACGTAAAAGTTCAGACATGGATATGGACGTACCTTTTAATTAGAATGGGTCTATAATGGTTGTACTTTAAACAGAAATGTACAACATGATTCATTCTAAAAAATGTTTTAAATGCGAGATCATCAAGCCATTAGATTTGTTTTATAAACATAAAGCAATGGCTGATGGTCATCTGAATAAATGTAAAGAATGCGCTAAATCTGATGTGGGAAACCATAGATTAGAAAACCTAGAAAAAGTTCGAGCTTACGATAGAGAACGAGGCAAAGAACCTTTAAGGCAAAAACACAATGTTGAAGTAAATCGAGCATGGAGGGCAGAAGATTTAAGACGACAACACGCACATAATCAAGTTTCAAAAGCCATTAAAAATGGTACTTTGATTAAAGTTCCTTGTGTTAGATGTTTTTCTGAAAAAAGTCTTGCTCATCATGAAGATTACGATAAGCCTTTAGATGTTATGTGGTTATGTCAACCATGCCACAAACAACGTCATAAAGAATTGAAATTAGAATTTTAATCTGGAGAGAGTAATGAGTACTAAAAATGTATTGACCGCACCTGAAGTTTACAAATTGACACAATGGTTGGATCAAAATCCAATTCCTGTTCAAACAATGACTCAGGCTGAATTGGCAATATTGGCAGCTTCAGTATTGCGCTTTGAAGTGACTGCTTCTAATTGCATCATGGCAGGTAAGAATTTGAATATCCAAGTTGGTCGTCAAAACTATGGAGTTCAGGCTAACCGAAATAATACTCAGATTTTGGCTGATGCCATTCAAAATTTGTATTTGCAATTTGGGGTACTTGTTCCTGAAGATTTGGCACGTTTAGCAAAATGATTACAGGGGGAAAGCTTTGTGTGGTTAGTACCCCTACCTTTATAAAGTTTTGTATGAAAAACATTTTTAATATCTTTTCTGGTAAAACTTATACCGATGTTGGATCATCTTTAATTTCACAAGAAGGTGAAGTATTCAATAAAGTATTTAATGGTTATCTAACGCAAGATGGCAATCTAATACAAAAAGTCGGTAATGGTTTTATGAATATGACAACAGGCGTTCAGTCTCAAACTGGCGACCCATTTGAGGATGAAGAATGAGCTTTGCATACGTAGAAAACAATATCGAAGCATGGGGCTACACCAAAGGTATTTTGGGGCCTAATGGTTTTGGTACTGCTGAAGGACAAGTGTTAAAAACATTGGAAGAAACCAATGAACTGATACAAGCTATTCAAGACAATAACCGTGAAGAAATTATTGACGCTATTGGGGATATTGGAGTAACTTTGCTTATGCAATGTGTCATCCAAGGAGTGACTTTCACCCAATGCTTAGAAGCTGCTTATAAAGTTATCAGTAAGCGCAAGGGAAAAATGATTGATGGTGTTTTCGTAAAAGATTAAACCATCTTGGTAGAGTCTGATTGAACAGAGGAAACCCTGTTTGACCAGCCTCTACCAAAAGTTTTCCATGTTGGAAGCTCTTCCAGAAATCTCAAACGAGTGTCATTGAACTGAGCAATCAGCCTCATAACATCACAAGCCTTTGCAGCCTTAATTGTGATTGGGCCTATAACTCCATCAGCTTTGACGTTAAGTGTCTCCTGAAGCCATTTAGAGGCTCTACCAGCCCCACTATTGATGGCAGCATCAAACACAGCGTAATCTAGTCCAGTGGGTAGGTCATCACCTGATACACGATCCCAATATTTCTGTTTGTACAGTGGTGCAACATCAGTGATTTTCAGTAAACGCATATCGTTTTCAGATACGGGGTGACCTAACCATGCTTCCCAAACTGCTTTGGTACAACCTAGATTTGTCATTCCACCTGGATCAGAAGGATGATTACTGTACCCCCCCTCCGATGTACCCCCCTTCACTTTTCAATACCAATTCCAATGATTTTCCAAAGTTAATTTTCATTTAGCCGCAACACCTTTTAATTTTTCTACGGTTCGCAATGAACCTAATCCCAACATTCCAAGTAACAATGGCATCATTTCACTTAAATCAGCAGGTGAAATATTAATAGGTTTCCCTAATGTGGCCAGTACAAAACATGAAACAGGTAAGCCAATCCAATTCCAAGCACAACCAACTCCACAAACCCACATGATAAATGGCCTTGCGCCTGATACAAATACGGAAGGACTTGCTGCTTCTACCTTGTTAATGTCCATTTGGCCTTGAATGACCATGACAGCAGCAGCTAATTGTTGCTTTTCAGCTTCAGATTTATCAGGCCAAATTTTATTAATCACACTATTGGCCAAATCAGATACTGCACCAAGTCCAGTAATATCCATTACTTACCTTTCAATACATTTTCCAACCAATACCAATAGACAACAAAAGCCATCATTTGTCTGTTTTACCGTCTAACTTATCAAAGATTTTGTTGAACATTTCTTTAATATCACGAATATCTTGTTTGTAATCTTCACGCATTACATAAGTTTTAGGTAGATCTTCACGTAATTTAGATAGATCAGATTTCAATTCTTTTACTGCTGTCCAAAGTTCTCTGGCAAACCAACCAATCACCATTAATGCTGTACCAGCAAACATATTGAAAATTGATTGGTTATCCATGAACTTCCCTAATTGATTATTGTCAATATTATATTAGCGAAGTGGAGGTGGCACACTACCGTCCATCGGTGTGTAAAACTTACGTGGATCATAAGCAGCACCACGATTACCAGCACCTTTACGTTTGGCTTCTTCAATGCGTCTTAGGTAATCAAGTTGTTCTTGTTCACCTTCACCAGCACCTTTGGAGAACGTAGCACCTTGGAAACCTGGAAAGAATGATGACAGAGCTTCAGCCGCTTTACCACCAGCTTTAGAAAAGTCACCTTTAGAAACATCTTGACCAGCACTAGCCAAGTCAGACAACAAAAGCAAAGTACCAGCTACCCCACCAACTTTGACTGCTTTACCAGCAAGACCAGTAGTATTTGGTGGCAATGGAGCGCCAATTGATTTACGCAAATCTCTAGTAGCTGGTGGCCCAACACGTTCTTGATCTAGACCTTTAAGAACTTTTTGTGTTTCTGTATAAGGCCCAAAAGGTTGACCAATAGTTCTAGCTGATTCAATTGCACCAGTTTGACCTAATGTTTGCCGTGCATAGTTTGTACCGCCAATATCCATACCGGGAATAAAAGCATAGTCTTTTGGAACTTCTTTAACTGATGTAAAGGTTGTAGGTACACGCTTTTTAGATTCACCTTGACCAACTAACGCATTAAAACCAGAAGCTGTTTTCAAAGTTTCTTGTGGCATTTCAGGAGCAACAGCACCTTTAATCTTTGGTTCTTTTTTAACAGCTTCTACAGGCTTTGGAGCTAAATTCTCTGCTACATCAGCTTGCTTTTCAACAGTCTGAGCAAGGGCAGCAGGATCAGCAGCATTAGCAATAGGCGTTACAGGGACAGTTGCAGATTTAGCTTGAGCGGCAGTACCTGGTGGTAATTCAGGAGGAGCTATAGGGGCAGCAGGGGCTGGAGCAAATGAAGTAGGTGCAACAGGAGCAGCCATTGATGGTGCAACAGGAGCAGGAACAACACCAGAAGGCTGTTGAGCCATCTTTAAGCGATGTTCTGCTAGATCAGCTTGAGCATTAGCTTGACGCAATTTAGCTTCAGCAAGAGGATCTGCCATAACAGCAGCTTTTTCTACTGGAGTAGTTGGAACTGTATTACCTTGTGATTCCAATGTTGGTTCAATACGCCCAACAGCAGAATCTAAAGTAGAAGCTGCTTGTTTACGTTCATACAAACTTTTAGCAGCTAATCCTAAACCACCACCAACAGCAACTCCTGCTGGTAAATGCCACCAATCATTACCTAATTTATCTACGGCTTGTTGTGTTGTGCCAAGAGCATAACCTTCTGAACCTTTAACAAATGGATCAACATTTGATGTATTTGGTTTACTTTCTTCTGCAACAGTAGCATTAATTTCTTCATCAGAATGACCAGCCGCTTTTGCTGCTTTACGAAAAGCTTGTTCATCAAAATTACTCATGTTCTTACTTTCTAAATGTTGCAGCTAAATCTTTAATACTCGTTTTGGCTTTAGGTGCAGATTGAGTAGGTGGGGCTATTGGAGCTTTTAAATTAGTATTCCAATTTGCAGAGGTAGACGTTTCAGATGTAGTACTAGCTCGTTCTGAAGTTGGAGGAGACAAAATAGCTCTGTTCTTTTCAGCGTAATCAGCTTTTAATGCTTTCATTTCAGGAGATGTAGCAAATAACGCTTCTAACTCGCCAGCACGAGGAACAGTTTTAGTTTTTCTATAAGCGTCTAGCTTTTTATTTCTCCACTCGCTGTAAGCAGCAGTAGCATCAGAATTAAATTCTCCAATTAATGCTTGTGCCTGTCCCCGTGTAAATTGATCACCAATTTCATAAGTTTTAGGATTAATCAAAAACGGCAATGTTCCATGTTTAGTGGTTAATTCCATTTGAGTTTTTTCTAAACTTGTTTGCAAGTCCAAAGCATAATTTAACATTTGCTTTTCTTTTGCACCTAAATCTTTAAACACTTCATTGTTTATAAAATCATTTTTATTTTGAGTGAAATTGCGTTCAAGATTAGAACTATTATTTAATGTATTTTGAGCTTGATTTAAATCTGTTTTAGTAACAGCTTCTCCATTAGCTTTTTTAATAGAACCATCAGCACTAATACTCATACCTAAAGCACCTAATACAGAACCCATAGATTTCTGTTCAGAAGCTGACAAAGTCACATTTTTGTTATCTACTTTTTGTTGTAAAGCATTTAATCCTGCTGATGTAGTTTGCGAATAACCAGACGAACGACTAGTAAATTCAGCAATGGCATTACGTTGATCGTTAGTTAAATCAGATCCGTAAAGATTTTGTAAGGTTTGTCTAAAGTCACCATACATTGCTTTTTGAGCAGGGGCTTTTGCTGCATACACAGAAGTAACTTCATTAGCTTTATTTAATGCTTCAGTATTAAAAGTGTTTAATGCTTTATCAGTTTGGTATCCAAGAGCAGCATCCAATGATGGAACTAAACCACCACGGGCAGCTAGTTCTTGTTTGGTCAAAGGTTTGTTTGTTGCGCTATCAATATAACCAACAGGCTTTCCAAATTCATTAGTTTGAACTTCTAATTGACCACCTTGATTGTCATATCCAACTTTGGTTGTGATATTCCCACCTGAAGCATAAACACGCCACAAAGGATTACCAAGAAGCATTTCAGTAAATGCTCTCATCTTGTCAGGTTTATCAGCAAAATCAGTAACTGTCTTTGAAGCTGCAATACGCCCTTCAGGTGTGTTAGCTCCCCCTGCTTTTACAACAGGTGCTACAGTTTCTTGAAAAGCCGTCAAATTCCTATTCATTACATCAGCAGCATGCTTAATAGGTGCTTCATATTGAGTACCTTTAGCCCTACTGGTTAATGAATACATGGATACAGAGTCACCAGAATTGGCAGCATCTTCATACAGTGAATTTAAATCAGGTGGTGGCTGATAAGCACCTGGAGCTACAGCATTGTCTAAACCAGAAGGTGGTGTATCAATAGCTGGTGGAGCGATAGGAGAAAGAACATCAGCCATTATTGACCCCAATAAGATTTAATTTGACTATGGTAATAGTCAGGAGTTGCTTGAGTGTTAGGCGTAGGCAAAGAAGTAACTGGCAAAGGAGGCAATCCAAATTGAGGTGCTTTTATCCCCATTGAAGGAGCACCCATTGATGGAGGTGTAATTCCATAACCACTAGGATTTACTGCCCCTTCAGGTGTAGCACTAGGTTCAGAAGTAGAAGAATCACCCGACATCATTAAACCAATAGTTTTTAATAACGGACTTTTTCCTCCTGCTAATGTTTCCATTATTCCAGGAAGATTTTGCCAATTCTGAAATTCTAAACCTGGTGCTGTGGTTGCCATAATTAACCTTTAAATTTTAAATCCAGCACTTTTACCAGAAGTAGTTTGACCTTGAGTTCCAGTAAAGCTAGGTGTTGTAGAAGCCTGTGGCGTACCAAACACAACAGAAGCATACTTACTGTATAGATCTTGTGGCGCACCAGCATAACCAATTTGTGACGCAGCAGATTGTTGAGCGCCTGTAAGAGCAGTTTGACCAGCACCCATAAGCGCACCAGCAGCAGCAGCTTTATTGGCTTGTACTTTAGCTTGTGCTTCAGCAGCAGCAGTTGCTTGACGTTGAGCATTAAGACTAGCCATATTGGTATCAGCTAGAGCTTGCCTTGAAGATCCAAGTCCACCAGCAGCACCATACATGGCATTTTGACCAGCTTGTGATTCACGGGCAGATTCTCTACCAGCTTGCAAAGCACCTTGGATTTGATTCTGTTCGTACTGTGGATCAAACAATGAAGCAAGTCCAGCAGCACCACCTAAAAGGCCAGCAGTACCCATGCCTTGTTGAGCAGCGCCAGTTTGTTGTGCAACATCTCTAGCCATGTTTGCAGCATTTTGCACACTTGGTGCGCTTTGACTATAAATAGTATTTGCATTACTTAACGTATTTTTATAAGTAGGAAATGCTGTTTCAGTCAAAAATTGAGTTTGTGCTTGCAGAGCAGCTCTTTGCTCTGGAGACATTTGTACTTGTGTACTACCTGAAGATTTTCCACCGCCCATGATTATTGCCCCTTACCAAATGATTGTGGTTGATTTGGAGTTGCTCCTGCAATTCCATTTTTACCGGAACCCATCTGTGTAGATGGAGTAGTTTGATTCATTACAGCGGGTGCTGTTTGATCTGGTGTAATCGTATTTGAATAAGCAGCAGGAGCACCCATTGCTGGTTGAGCAGTATTAGCAGTCAGTGTCTGATTACTAGGTTGAAGTGAACTCATTCCACCTTTGCCACTTCCACCAGCTTTTCCACCATTATTAGAAACAGGAGTTAAACCACTATTTTGTGGTGGTGATGCGATTGATGCTGTAGGTGCGCCCATATTATCCTTTAGCCGCACAAATATATGCAGGCAATTTGTTTTAATTCTGTTCCAGAAAAAGTTATTGTTTCCCTTGATTTAGCAACAGTGTAACTATGAACCAGATCATCCGATTGTCGCATTCCTTTGCCAGAAATGGAAGAAGTACAAATTAAATCGCCAGCTTGTATATCTCCACCCTCATTACAAACATTAATCTGACCTTCTCCAACAGAATTTACAGGCATTAAGTTATAAAGTGGAATATCGGTGTAATAACTTGGCTTCATTATATTTAAACCAGTGACATCATCTATTGATTCAATATAAACGGCTGGTTGTGCGCTGCTTAAAGGTTTGGGTAACAAGCAAACAACACCTAAAGCTGCTGGCTGATTAGCAATAGTAGAAGAGGTTACTAAAGAAATAGTCGATGAAATTCCATTTCTTTCAATAATTTGGGTATCAATAACAATATCACCAATTACAAAAGTAGTTCCAATTTGCACTAAGGAATCATGGGTTCCAGTAAAAGGCCCATAGTTAGTACCAGCACCATCTGCATAAAAATCATAACCATTGGCTACTCCAACTAAGCCTGATGCGCCATTGTAAGAATTAATCCCACGCACACCATGAGCAGCACCTCCTGAATTAAAAGCCCCAACTTGGCCTAAAACAGCCACATAATTAGAAGAGGCGTATGCTGTAACTGCGGGGGCAAAACCAGTTGTTCCATTGTCAGACAATAAATATCGGCTAAGTATATTGTCAGAGTAAACAACTCCTGCACTATTTACCTCAAAGGCTTTTCCAGATGGAGTTGTTCCAGTTCCTATGTTTATAGTACCACCATTAATAGTTGTTCCATTAATAGTAATACCATTAATAATTCCAGCATTAATAGTACCTAAATCAGCAGTAATAGCTGACAACTGACCAACTTTTAAATTAGATAAATAAGGTGTATTCCAGTTAGTTGTATTGGCAACAGGATCATAGATGCCATCACACTGAAACATAGCTTGTGAAGAACCAGGTGTTTGTACTGCATAAGTAAAAGCAGTTACTGAAGCTGGTGAAAAGTCGGTGGTAGCTGGAACAGATGTACCAGATTTTGTTACAGAAGAACCAGTAACAGTAGGATTTCCACTATATAAAGCATAGCAAATAGTAGAGTTTTTACCACTGTAATTAAATACAAATTGCAAAATAGATAAAGCTGCTTGTCGAATGGTTCCTGCATTGTCTCTATATCGAACAGGAACAGACATAGTGGCACTGTTACTAGACATTGCACTAGGTACAGGCCATAAAGCATATGTACCAGCATCACTAGGAGAACCAATTGTTATTCCACTAGTAACAATATCACCATAACCAGAAGTTGCAGTATTACCAATACGCCATGTGTTATTTACAAACGCACTATCAGTATCTGTTTGTGAAGTTACAAACTCTACATTGCCATAAGCATTAGTACCATAAAGTCTAGGAATTACACTAGTAAAAACAGGAGCGTTTGTATATGGAACTTGTAAAGTTGCTGGACTAAAAGTAGTTGAAAATGAATCACTGGTTAATGAAGAAGTAATTACATTTAAATCAATTGCTAAACCAATGTCTTGAACATAACCTACATTAAATCCAAGAACTGATACTCCAAATTGAATTTGTCTTCCACCTGTTACAGCGTACCAAAGTAATTTAGTTGTACCAAATCCACCAGTTACTTTATTCCAAATGTAATCGGTTGGATTAGTTGATTCTGTAGATGAATTAGAATTTCTAATTCCATAATAAAGTCTATTAGTAGGTGTATTGCTAAAGTTAACTGATCCATCTTGAGAGTCAGCATATTTAATAGCAATGTACTGATATAAATATCCAAGTACTACACCAGTGGGGCCTGAAATCTCTCCTGAGTTAGGATCAGAACTAACACCTTGGGTAAAGTTACTTAGTAAATAATTAACAGCATCAGCTATTTCATTATTAGAAGGACTTGAATCAAGAGCGTATGGCATTAGAAAGCGTCCTCAATAATAGATGCTTGCCAATTCAATGCTGTAATATTCCATGAATCAGTGGCATCATTTGATGATACTTTAACAGAAGTAGTTCTAAAAGTGTTTTGTTGAGTGGTGACCCAAGGATTGTCAGCAATAATATTTACATGACCTGTTTGACCATAAGTAGCTTCTTGCGCTGTAGAGTTTGATCCACCAACCGTAATATTTATGATGCCTGTTCCAGCAATTTCAGGTAACAGTCTATGGATATAAACTTTAGCTGAATAAGGAACTGGGCCTTTTTCAGATTGAAGAACAATGTTATTTCGTTCAAACAAAGCAGGAATAGGTTGTGCATTGATAAAAGAATTACCAACACCTGTTTGTACTAGCTTTTGTGAATCAATGCCTCCACGGGCGTATGTAACGGTTCTAGAGGCATATTTAAAAGCTCCTGAAACAAACTTTGGTGCTTCACAAGCATTACAAGCATTAGCAATGTCTTTAGGAGCATTCCACAGTTGTAAGTCATAACGCCATGACAGCATTTTGTTGCACCAACCAGTAGATGTTAAATCAGGGTAATAAATCTCAATCTGATTCTTTTGGGTATTGTTTACCATAAAGATTCGATCAGAATAAGTTGTACTTAAATTAGTAAAGAAATAATCTCTGACTTTTTGATTACCAAGAGGTGCAAAGTCTGAACCATTAAATATCCATATATCCCTACTATCCACACCATACACATTGGAGTCAGTATTTGACCAGCAATTGTTGTTAATTAATCCACGCCCTTGATTAAACAAACGAACACCAAAAACTGGTGTAGTACTATTTTGATAAGCAATGGGCGAAAAGACTACAGTGTCCCAATATGAACAAACATAAAAGTTACCGCCTAAAAAGAAGCCATCAATAATAGGGCCACGAACAGGTATTTCTTGTTCATTAGCAACGTTACTAAGAGTTGGCATCCAAGTACCGGGAATACCAGTATTGGCAAAAGCCTGTGACCAACGAACAGTGGTTGGATAATTAACTGTAGTACCGCCAGACAAATCTTCAGTTAGATTACCAGCAATTAAAATATTACCGACATTAGGCGAACAATAATTGCGTACAAATCCAGCTCTAGTTGCTGTAACACCAGGTGTGTAATTCCATTGAGCATCAGCAGTGAGAACAATCTCAGTTGCAGTAGCCAACAAATACATTGGATTACGCAATCCATCATTAATAAAGAAAACATTACCTACCCAAGAAGTCGTAATGTTTACATCATCAGAATAACCAGACAAAGCTACAGCAGGATTAGCACCCACCCCAGGTGTAATATTAGAAATACCACTTGAATTTAAAAGATACCACTTACCTTCACGGGTAGCAACAATGTAAATCCAAGTGACTTCATTTCTAAAACCACCATCCATAAAAACAACATTACCAGGAATAGATGATAAAAGTTCTTGTTCACCAGAAATCTTTTTAATTCCACGAACATCACATTCAACATTGCTACCATTGTTGTACTCATTAATACCTAAAGCATTAGAGGGAACATCAGGGGTAAAACTCATCCCTGAAAATGGTGTTCTCAATCTTGTGTAATCGCTCATTGATTAATCCCGGTTAATTCGATACATTTTAATCATCTTTGCCAGTTCTTCAGCCTGATACGTTGGGAAGCAGTTATCAAATGCACCTGTCACCCTAGAGTTGAACTTAGCTGGTGGTACAAACATCTTGTTCGTGTCAGCAAAGCGTCCTTCTTTGATGCGGTCTACCCAGATAACGAAGTCAGCGTCGAAAGCCTTGCGAGTTTCCTCTGTAGGGCAAACGAAATCAGCAATGACGTTAGCGCCCCACTTACCAGCGATGTTACACAGGTGACCCATGCGCCTAGCTTGCTCAATTCGGTCAGCTTCTGAGAAACCCAAGTCCTTGTTGATGTGCTTGCGTATGTCGTCAGCGTTGAAGTGAACGCACTGAAGCTCTCTTGCAAGAGCTTCTGCTAGTGTGGTTTTTCCACTACCCGGCAATCCGCATATCAAAACGCGCATGAGTTCATCCCTTAACCTTGTAGAGTTGTTTAACAGCAAACTCAGGGGCGGGTTTGCGCCAAAAGTCTTTACCGCCATACTTCTCCCACACCGACTTGGGCAGGATGGTAGGGCGTTCTTGCCACGACACTTGCTTGCGTACAGTGTGCAGGCTCTTCATGTTCAAGGCTTTGTCGTACACCTCGTTCTCATACTCGACGTTATTGAAGTCATGGTTGAAGTATGGCTTGCCAATGAAGTCATAAATCTCACGCATCACGCTCTCAGGACTCTTGCACAGCGACTCGTACTCAACCAACTGAATCATGTCGGGGTTTAAGAGCAGACCTTCTTCTAAGAAGTAGTAGGGCTTGACCACTTGACCAGCTTTCTTCACGTCCATCAAGGCATCACAGCGGGTGGTCACGGTCTGGCTGGATTCGTCATCTGTCAACGTTGCGTTCCATAGCGTGTTCTTGGCGGCAATGCGCTCAAAGCTGTCTAGTATCCAAGGCAGATCACGCACGCAGCAAATGATCTTGGTCTGTGGGTACAGTTCCTTAAGCAAGGAAGTCTTTGCTGTCCAACCACGGCTGGTGTCAAACACGGTGTTGGGCGTTACATCTTCGTAGTACGCATTGAAGGTGGAACGCAGGATGCGCTTACGCTTGTTCTCGTCCGTCAGGTGGTTGCTTTCGCTGCCTGTAATGACGTTGATGGTCGATGTCACCAAGCCCTGTACGGGCGATGAGATGTCTGCGTAAAACTCAGGGTTTTGCCGAAGGATGGCTGACAACAACGTCGAGCCTGAACGGGGCAGTCCTGAGATGAAGAAGAACTCCTTCATCCTTGTGTCGCCACAATCCAATTGACAGTAGCTTCATCCCACTGGTAGCGCACATTACCACCGTTCAGGATGGCATCAAACGGACGCGAGACAGGGGCAACCCACTCATCACCCACCAACACCCATGAGGCATAGGGACGACGAGCCAACAGTTCAGCGTCTTTGCGCTCAAGCCATACAGCTTCCGTCAGCACTTCCAGCACCCCTGCTACGTTTAGGTCAGCGTCAGCATCACAGGTGGCGTAATACTTAGGCGCACGGAGGTAAGTGCCATCTGAAGCCACTTCAACGGGCCATGTGGACTTATCTACCCATCCCACTTGCAAGCCCTTAATATCGGGCATGGATGGCCCTGTACGCTGTGGCTCTGCTGTGCAAAGGATACGGGTGTCTTTATCTATTTCTGTAACTACGATGTGCATTTTAATTCTCCAAATCTAACAAGTTTAGTAAGTTTTCCATCGAACCAGCAGCCGCGTTCACCTAACAACTTTGCAGCTTGTTTGCGTTTTTTATATGCGTTTGCATTACGCAGCATTCCAAAATAGCTGTTTACAGTGGCGCGTAGATCGTCAAACTTTGTTTTACTGGCTGCTTGCGTGTACATATTATCAATTGTAGACTGCCGAATGTACATACACCACGGCTTAATAATGTAGCCAACAAAGTTCAAACCTACTTCTACGCGATTAATTTCTTTTTTATTCGGGTGAAATTTTATGCCGAGTTTTGTTTCCGCAAATTCTGACATTTTTTGATAAGCCGTGTTTAAGTCTTTTCCGTTGCTACCGAAAACTACAATGTCGTCAACATACCTAACGTAGTGCTTTAATTTTAGCTCATGCTTGGCGTATTGATCTAGTTCATCAAGATACACGTTGGCAAAAAACTGACTTGACAAGTTGCCAATAGGTAACCCAAAACCTTCAGGCGCATTAAGTAAACTTTTGTGCGAGGGGACTTTATTAAGCTGCTCTTTTGAACTTTTTATGTACACGTTTTCTTTTGGGTCTTTGTGCAATATAAGACGTGCCAACCTTATCCACCACGGGTCAATAATTTGTTTTGCCAATAATTTATCAAGGATTGATTTGTCAATTGAAACAAAGAAATTTGCAACATCCGCTTTTAAGAACCACGCAGGTTGGGTATGGTTTTTAGTTGCCGAACGAATAAAGTGCTGCACCCTGTTTGCGGCTCTCAAAGTTCCCTTTTCAGGAATGCAAGCGTAGCTGTCGTAAATAAATCTACGGTAAAAATGCCCCGAGTATCGATTGTATAAAATGTGATGTACAACCCTGTCCCTAAAGTTTGCAGCCCAAACCTCACGCGCTTTTGGTTTTGTTACGACAAACATGATGGAACGTCCGGGTTGATATTTACCGGACAAAAGCTCGTAATACAAATCCATTAAGTTGCGTTCAAGATTTTGCTCAAACTCAAGAGCGTTCCATGTATTGCGTTTTGCTTTTCTGCAATCGTAATACGCTTGAAAAACATCCGAAATTAAAAGATCACACTGCATACTTGATTCCACCGCCGAACGGCGCGAACCCTGTTTGAATTGTTCTTATTGTTGTTGTTCTGATTGCCATTATTGAAGTTCTGTTTCCATGCGTTCGTTGCAGAGTTCTCTGAACTAGACCAGTAGTTGTCAGCAGCAAACGCAAAGGCCACACACTCACACAACGCAGCGCAGAATTTTCCGTACTGAGATTGGTTTTCACCCTTTCGTTGATTTCCCAACGGGTGTGGCCCGAGATAGATAGGTCTCTAACGATTACCGTAGCCATCGTCAATCTGCCCTCAAATTTGCGGTATGTGTAATCCAGCCTTGAGCCTGACGCGCTAACGAGTCAGTTAACAAGATAATTTCGGAAAAAGCGGCGACATTGAGCAGGCGCAAGTCTTTTGAAAGCCTAAGCATTAGTTCAATAACTTGCACCCGCTCAAGTATTTGTTGTAGGTTGTCCTCTCTTTTTTGTCGTAAAGTATTGGCTTTGTAAATAAAAACAACTAACTCAAGACATTCGTTTCTAACCTTGTCCCCTAGTGAATATTTAAAATCCCTAGGAAAATCTTTTGTTTTGCGCGTCACCGTCTCAAGCAACTCGTAAGTTGTCTTGTAAATAGGTAGGTGCTTGTACTGTGCCATCGCAAAGAAAAGGATTAAAGGATTAAATGGCTAATCTCCGAACGGCGCGAACCCTGTAAGAAAAGTCCTTATAGTCGATGTTCTGACCGCCAACATCGAAGAACTGTAACCATGCGAACGTAGCAGAGAACTCTGAACTAGACCAGTAGTTGGCAGCAGCAAAGTCTTCTGCCCCAGTGTCTTTAAAATCAGCGGCTGTTGTTTGTGCGGGTGCACCGCTAGTATAGTTACTTACTCTTGCAGGAACTGCATTTGCGTTGATACCACTAGACGTGTTGTTTGCGGCTGTTGTTGGCTTCAAATTGTAGTAACACACCTCCAACTCGTTTTTAGCTGGCATATACCAATCATTAAAACCGCCAATGGTTAGCCCCTCGCAGAATTGAGCTGCTGGATGGCTTGCATTGTTCATGTTCGCACTGTTTGTAGGCCCATCAATGACTGAAGACGTACCTGCGGTTGATGTGTTTGTAGTCTTCCATCGCAACGTACTCTGTGCAGAAGCTACAGGGCCAATCACCAAGTTATGAGTAGCTACACCGTTGCCTAAAGTTGATATTTGCCCTGCAAAAAACCCACCGCCGTAAGCAGAACCAATAACAGGTATCGGAGGGGTAGGAAGGGGCCACGTACCCGCTTTTATCGCTTGTGTAGCTTGTTCAAGCGTCCATATACCAGACGCTGAACTTGTTGAAGTTGTCGGAGCTGTTGCGGAAATAATCCCGCCTTTGTAGCGTTGGCTCATTTTTAGCTCGAAATTAATTCGTAGGAGATGGTGTAGGTGATGCCACTGGCAGTGCCTGAAGTGACTGAGATGGACGTGCCTTCCATCAAGTAGATGGCAGTGGTCTTGTCGGTCACGATCAGTGAAGCACTGGCAGGCACTGACACTGTACTCACTACGGGGTAAGCTGTGCCACCTGAAGGGGCAGAGCCTTGAGCTACCGCGCCGTTGGTGTAGACCGCTACAGTTGTATTGACTGCCGAGCCGTTGACGTTGGCAGCAACTATTTGGTTAATCTTCATTACAGTGCCAGATGCCGCAGCATTAGGCAGCAAGACCACCGCAGTGGTAGCTGAGGGTGTGAGGTAGGTTGTAACGCCAAGAATTGTGGTGACGTTAACTATGTTGGGGTTTGCCATTTTGTTTCCTTAAAAGCCGAAGATCATTGCCATTGCGATAGATTTTCCAGTTGTTATTCCACCTGGTGCTGGTGCAGAAGACAACCAAGTTGTGCCGTTGGAAGTCAACACATTACCTGATGTTCCAACTGCGCTTAAATTAGTTCCACCATTAGCGACTGGCAATATACCAGTAACACCTGTTGTCAACGGAAGACCAGTTAGATTAGTTGCTACACCTGATGTTGGTGTTCCCAATAAAGGAGTTACCAAAGTAGGACTTGTAGTCCTTACAACTGTACCCGTTCCGTTGCCAATATAGTCATCAGAAGTAAGGTGGAAATACTCAAGAGCTGTGCCGCCTTGAAGATTAGCCAAATCATTGTGGTTAGATACTGTTGTACCAGCAAACACCACTGTAAAAGCAGAATCAATCTGAGTAGCAGTAGCGGCATTTTCAGCAACAATAATTCGACCAACCAAAATTGCCATTGAAGTCAAAATGGCAGGAGGTGTTGGAGAAGATGAAGCTTGAGCTTGATTTAAATTGTAGTTACCAGTACCCAACACATACGCAAATCTAGGCAAAGAATCGCCATCAATATAACGATAAACCCAATTAACTGCATATTGAGTTCCAGCACCACTTAACGTAACAAGATTTGTACCGTTATAAGAGATTATAAGCTTCTCGCCTGCCGAAATA